TAATATTGGTGGTCACCTATTGTATCTAAAAATTATATATGTTAAAACTCCTTAACAGGGTTTTATAAATCAATGCATACTCTTACCCTAACCACTTGGTAAAACATATATCTCCCATTCGTGTGGAGAACTCAAAGCTGTATTAGTAGATTTGTTGATAAATCCAAAAATTCAGTTTCGCCTGACAGGATTTCCTGCATTTCCGAAAATTCGGCAACGAGATACATCACAAAGTAAAAGGACGATAAAGTGAAACGACAAGGTTATATTTATGACAAAATTTGTGAAATGGATAATCTGATTGAAGCACATAAAAATGCCCGAAAGGATAAGAAGTTTTACAAAGAAGTACAAATGGTAGATGCTGACCCTGATTACTACCTCGGACGAATACGCACCATGCTATTGAATGGCACTTATCAAGTGTCTGAGTACACAAAATCTATTATAAATGATAAGGGTAAAGAGAGGGAGTTAAACAAACTCCCTTACTACCCCGATAGAATAATTCAGTGGGCGATTATGCTACAGATAGAGCATATATTCATAAAGACCTTTGTAGGTCATACTTGTGCTTCTATCCCACTCCGAGGTATGTCTAAAGCAGTCAAAATTACTGATAGATGCTTGAAAAACAAGGAGAACTCAAGGTATTGTCTTAAAATTGATATTTCAAAATTCTACCCAAATATTGACCCCGAAATCTTAAAGTCAATGCTGAGGAAGAAGTTTAAAGACAAGAGACTGCTATGGTTACTTGACCTGATTATTGACAGCTATCCTTATGATAAGGGTGTCCCGATTGGTTCTTATCTTTCACAATATTTAGCGAATTTTTATTTATGCTATTTTGACCATTGGCTCAGAGAAGATTGTGGAGAGAAGTTAGTATCAAGGTACATGGACGATGTTACCATTTATTCAGGTTCTAAGGAGCATTTGAGAGAACTCCTTGAAAAGATAAAACATTATCTTGAGGTCAACTTACAGTTGAAGTTAAAGGACAACTATCAGATATTCCCTGTTAAAAGTCGTGGTGTTGATTTTGTAGGTTATCGTCACTTTCGTGGGTTTCGACTTCTCAGAAAGAAAACGGTAAATAGATTTAAGTTTAAACTCAAAATAATGAAAGGTAAACAGATGATAAACTATTCTGAATGGTGTAGTGTTAATTCCTATATTGGACTTTTCTGTATCTGTAATTCTTACCGACTTTGCAGGAAGTATTTACACCCTATAATTCCGAAAGTCTTGAAATACTATCAAAAGGTTATTGCTAAGAATTATCGTGCTTATTGCCGATATAGAAATAAATTATTGAAAAAGGCGGTGATATGTTATGAAGAACGTGGGTTTGGTATATGGTTCAGGTACACAAGCAAGACCCGTAGTAGTAGACCCAACTACTGTATATGTACACACTAACATTCAGGAAGTGGACGAGAATGTGTACAGCTACAATGAGGTGCAGTATACTAAGGACGAGTACATAAGTCTTTTGACTGAACAACTCTCGGACACTCAGCTTGCTTTATGTGAACTGTTTGAGCTTGTATCAGGAGGTGATGAATAATGGTCAAGGTGTATTATGAACTCATTTTAAAGGGTTTAAAGACTGTTGATGATGTTCCTGCAAAACTCAAATCAGCGGTCATTAAAATGCTCAAAGACAATGGTTATGAAGATTTGTGCTAAGTGAGGTGTTTAACATGATAAGAAAGGGTATTGATGTTAGTTATGCTCAGGGTAAAGTTAACTGGGGTGCTGTAAAAGCATCAGGACAAGTTGATTTTGCTATTATAAGAGCAGGGTTTGGTCGTGAAGTCTCCCAAGAGGACAGTCAATTCAAAAATAACTATGTCGGTTGTAAGATGAACAACATTCCTGTTGGTGTATACTGGTACTCTTATGCTGAGAGTGTAGAAGATGCAAAAGCAGAAGCGAGAGCGTGTCTTGAGGTCATAAAAGGTAAGCAGTTTGAATACCCGATTTATTTTGATATTGAGGAAAGCTTTCAATTCTCTCAGGGTAAATCATTCTGTACAGCAATCACTAAGGCTTTTCTTGAAGTCATTGAAAAAGCAGGATATTATGGTGGCATCTACTGTTCGTCCAGTTATCTCAAAGGTTACATTGACAAAGACCTGAGAGAAAACAAAACTGTTTGGCTTGCCGCTTATACTGGTGACTTGTCAATAAAGCCCGACTACTATGAACAGTATGGTATGTGGCAATACACAGGAAGTGGTAAAACAGTAGGAATTGAGGGAAATGTAGACCTTAATATATGTTACTCTGATTACCCGACAAAAATCAAGTCAAAAGGACTTAACGGCTTTAAGAAGTCATCAAGTGACCCAATAAAGGGTGATGTAAATAATGACGGAAAAGTTGATGTAAGGGACTCTGCTAAAATAGCAAAAGACCTTTCAGAACACAAAAAGCTCCCTAAGCAGGCTGACTTTAATAATGACGGAAAGACCGATGTGAGAGATGCATCTGCAATTGCAAGGTCTTTAAGTCATAAAAAGTCTGTTGATGATATAGCAAAAGAGGTCATTCAAGGTAAGTGGGGAAACGGAGAAGAACGCAAACAAAGACTTACCTCAGCAGGTTATAACTATGAGGAAGTACAGAGTGCCGTAAACAAACTTGTGTAAGGTGGTGTAGTGATGAACTCAGAGATTATTGTAGGTGCTTTAGCCTTTATCGGGACTTGTGTAGGTACTATAGGTGGTATAATTGCTAGTGCAAGACTTACTAACTATAGACTGGCACAACTTGAAAAAGAGGTTGGCAAGTTTAGCTCATCTGTTGAAGAACTTCCTGTTATCAAGGAGCAAATCAAAGTCATTAACCATAGACTTGATGACTTGGAAAAGTCCGTTGACAGTATGAGAAAATAAGACCCATTTAATTAGGTTTAGTGACTTATAGTATAGTTTGAGTACATAATGCTTAGGAAGTCCCCACAGAACGGCTCAATGACCTTACAGCTTAAATTATATTAAGTCACTGACCTGTTAAAAGTGTATTTCAAATTTAAAATCGAGGTTTAAAATATCAAATCAGGATTTGAAATGCATTTAAAAGTTGATTTTAATTTCAGGAGGTATTTTTATGTCAATTGAAAACATTATCAAGGACAGTGCTACTATTATGACTTTAGTAGGAGTTTACGCTTTTTTCATCTCAATTGTGGTACAGCTTACAAAAGAGTTTGTACCTAAGGTCATTCCGACTAAACTCTATGTACTGGTGATTTCAATAATCACTACTGTCACAGGAACACTCTGCTACTGTAGTTACAATGGTTACGACATTAAATACTACACCGTTATCGGAAGTATAGTCCTCGGCTTTATTGTCGCTTTTGTCACTATGTATGGTTGGGACGAGTTAAAGAGTATAAAAGACAGATTTATTCGCAAGTAAGCAAACGGCTGAGTTTGCGTAAATACCCTTTAGGGTATTTACTTATATATTTATTATTTATATTATAATTATAATTATATATTTAATATTAGCTATGTAATTTACTACGCACACGCACGATATATAAGGAGTCCACGAAAGTGGGCTCTTTTCTTTCATTTGACATAGTTTTTGATAAGTGATATAATATTGATGTAAGTTTTTAATGCCAATTTTGAATGAAAGGAGTACATTTATGATAATTGAGATTTCAGACAAAATCGTTTTGAGAGGTCTTGATGAAAAGGACATTGAGACAATAACTGACGATTTGACCTTTGTAAATCCTAAATATGAAAAAATCAAGAAGTATTCCAAGTGGGGTTCTACAAGTGAGCCTAAATATTTGGAATACTTCAAAATTTATGAGGAAGATAATCAAATGTGTGCGGAAGTACCTGTTGGGTATAATATAAAAAATCTTATAACCCCTGATATGACTGTTGAGGATATAGTCGATTACAGAAAATGCGCCAAAGTAAAGGACTTCCCTAAGTTCGTTTTGACTTTAAGAGAGACACAACAGCAAGCAAGGACAAGTTACCTGACCCACAATCTTGAAAACCACTTTTTGAAAGGTAGTATACAGCTTCCTACAGGTAAAGGAAAGACTATTTTAGCCTTGTCTATTGCAAGCACCCTAAGAGCAAGGACTTTGATAATCGTTCATAAAGATGACCTTGTGACTGGTTGGAAGAAAGACATAGAATTAGCTTTTGAGGGAAAAGCAGATGTAGGTCTCATAAAAGCAAAGTCCCGAAAAGTAGGTAAGCATTTTACTATAGCTACTATACAGACTTTAAACAGACTTTCACTTTTGGAGTTAAACTCTCTTTATGACAGCTTTGGTCTTGTAGTTCAGGACGAGATGCACCACTGTCCTAGCAGTAGTTTTGCTCTCGGGAATAGATTTAACTGTAGGTATAGATTAGGTCTTACTGCTACACCTGAGAGAGCAGATGGTCTCGCTCAAATAATGACCCTTTACTATGGTGACTTCTGCTACACATATAAGCCAACTGCCGAGGAAAGAGAGAATGATACTGACATATTGAATGTAGAGGTTATTAGAAGAAAAGTCCCCATTTATTTTGACCCAGTTTTTGGTAAGAAAAAGGACGGTTCTTTTGTAAGTCTTAAATCATTTACTCAGGATAAGCATTTTATTCACCATTACCCACTCAATACAGTCGAGGTGAGAGCAAGTAGACTACCTTATGGAAATCCTGTTGCCAATATACCACATCTTTTAATTGACAAGACGGTTGTACTCCGTCCTGAGACTGTTAGGTATGTATGCAACGACATATTAAAGGAGTATACTAATAATCATAACTGCATTGCCTTTTTCTTACAGAAAGAGGAAATAGAGTTTTACAAAGACTACCTGACAAGTAGTTTAGGTATTCCCGAAGAAGATATTGGTCTGTATTATGGTGATAACAAAGACTGTAACAATGTACTCAAAACGGCTGAGAGCAGAAGAAGGTTTATTACACTTGCGACCTATTCAAAAGCAACTGAGGGAACTAATGTAAAACAGTGGGAAGTTGCCTTTTTAGTGTCCTCTATAAACAGCGGAAAGAATGTAGAACAAGCTGTAGGCAGAGTAAGACGAGTAAAAGAAGGAAAGCTTTCAATAGCAAAAGTGTATGACTACAGGTATGATGATGTATACAGATTATGCAGACACGGTAGTACAAGAGACCGTAGATATAGTAAGCTAGGTTTCTTTAAGGTCGGCAGTAAAAAGTCCATATTTAGTCACGGATTTAAGTTTGACAAATTCAGATAATTGTGTTATACTTATTGTTGTAAAAAGTTTTTTTACAAAATAAATTCAGGAGGTTTTTAGAAATGGCAAAGTCAAAAGTTATTCCTGACGAAAAGACCATATTTGACAT